CCCATTCGGGAGTTTTCTATTCCCGTCTGAGTCATACTACGACGAATTCGACGATGTCCACATCCTGGAACCCGGAGAGGAGTTACCTGTCAAGGTAATTCCTGTTCCTAAGACACAGAAGACACCTAGGATAATCGCCATCGAGCCCACTGCTATGCAATACGCACAGCAGGGACTCATGGAGGCAATCCTGAACAAGATCGAAGGAGATGACTACCTCCGATCCTTTCTCGGTTTCTCGGACCAGACTCCTAATCAGAGAATGGCTCGAGAGGGCTCCCTTTCAGGGAACCTTGCAACGCTAGACCTTAGCGATGCTTCCGATCGTGTCTCCTATCGGCTCGTAGCGGATATGACAAACGATCATCCTCATTTGCAGAGGGCGATCGATGCGTCACGATCCATGCGGGCCGACGTACCTGGTCATGGGGTAATACCCTTGGCCAAGTTCGCGTCTATGGGTTCCGCTGTCTGCTTCCCCATTGAGGCTATGGTCTTTTTGACCTGTTGCTTCGTAGGGATTGAGCGACAGCTCAACACCCATTTGACCCGTTCGCTCCTTTCGGAGTTTATCGGGTCGGTGCGTATCTACGGGGATGATATCATTATTCCCGTAGATTATGTGCATTCAGTTGTCGACTCACTTGAGCTCTTTGGAGCGAAAGTGGGTCTTGACAAGTCTTTCTGGATCGGAAGATTCAGAGAGTCCTGTGGTAAGGAGTATTACTCAGGCCATGACGTTAGCATTGTCAAGGTCCGGAGGGTATTCCCTACACAACTGAAGCACGCCCAGGAGGTCATTTCGATGGTATCCCTTCGCAATCAGCTATATTTTGCTGGTTGTTGGGGAGCCACGAAATGGCTTGATCGGAAGATAGAGGAAATACTTCCGTATTTTCCATATGTCTCCGATACTTCTCCTGTGCTGGGTAGATCCTCCTTTCTGGGTTATGAGACTCAGAAAATGGACCGACATTTGCATGCCCCCTTAGTCAAGGGGTATGTAGTGTCGTCCAGAATCCCGAGGGATCCTCTCTCTGGGTCTGGAGCCTTGCTTAAGTTCTTCCTTAAGCGCGGCAGTGAGCCTGCTGCCGACCGGAAGCACTTAGAGCGTGCTGGACGCCCTCGTGCCGTCGACATCAAGCCGAGGTGGGCGTCCCCGTTTTAATGGGGACATTCAGGACGCAAGTCCTGCAGAGAGATACTAGGGTGACATGGACCCCATTGGGGCCGTGATCAACCACAAGTGTTCTCTTATGGGTTAGTCGTGAGACTATACCCCGGGAG